GACTCCTCCTTATTTTGAATTTGATCTTGTTTGTTATTAACTTTAATCTCTCCTAGCTCTTCCATAAAAGGTCGGTTAGTTAAAGCAGCACTATGTAATGTCCAACCAATATTTGTAGCAGTTACCTGCTCAATTGTATTTGGTAAAAACACTGGACTAATATATTTATATTTTCTACTTTTTATAAGCTCTAAACCAGTTTCTAGCCATTCAATTTTTCCCCATAATTCATCTCCTTTAAAAAATAGTTCTTTTATCCAACCATAGGCTGCACCAGTTCCTTGAAAAACTGTTGCATGATCTAAATCTATAACACCATCAACTTTGGCATTATCAAAGTTTGTTTTTATCTGTTGTAAATCTTCTAAACTTAGAGAAAAAGCTCCATTACTATGCCCTTTCCATTCACCTGTAACAGCTATTTTAAGTTCATTGCTTTTTTGATTAATAGGAAGATTGCAAACTATATATTTACTCAAATGTCTCTCCTTGCGAAAATGATGTTTCTATATTAAATTCTATGTTTTTTTGAAATATAACAAGGTATGCATTTTGTGCTTTTGCATCTAGTATTTTTTTTGAAGATTTTAAAACGATTGGTTCTGATTCTAATATAGGCTTTAAATGTAAGGCTTTATTTACATCTTGAATTAAAGAGTAAATACTATATCTTTTCTCATCTCTTGTNNTTTTCATTTTTACTAAAACTAGCAGCTACAAGATATAAAGAAAAAGTGAGTTTTTGCTGATAACTATTAATAGGATTTTCACCTAAAAAATCAACGTATATTGCAGGCATTTTATTATGATCTATTTTTATATCACTTAGTGAACTAAACTCACCATAATATGTATCTACATTTGGAGTGATTTTTTGAAGTATCTTTTTTAACTCTTCTTCATAATCTTGCAATATTCCACCTCATATATTTTAATTAAAGTGAAATCTTATTGACAAAAACAACGATTATAAAGCCTTATTTTTTAGAAAAATGCTTTAAAAAATTAGTTTAAAAAAATCTATTTCTTTATAGTACTTGTACTTTGAATGTAAAGTTCGGTTCATTAAAAATATAAGGTGAATGTATGGACTTTTTAAAATTCTTCGATTTAAAAACAGTTTTATTTGTACTTTTAATAGCAGCTTTAAGTTTAATTAGCTTTTCTCAAAGTTCTGAAATTAAAACTTTAAAAGATGAAAAAATAACAACTCTTGAAAAGCTTGTTAAATCAGAGCAAGATTTAAAAAAGTGTGAAGCTAAAGTAAATGAACAAAATCAAAAAATAGAAGATATGAAAGTTGAAGTTACATATATAGAGCCAAAAAGTATAGAAAAAGTTAAAAATGTATTTATAAAAGATTCGACCTGCGAGTCTCTTTTAAAAGCATATAAGGAGTTGTTTAATGAGTAAAGTTTTAATACTTTTATTTTTATTTGCTTTAGCATTTACAGGATGTGCTCCAAAGATACAAACAGAAAAATCTTACAAAGATGTGTATGTTCCAGTTAAGTGTAATGCAAAAATGCCAACAAAACCAACAAATGATGGAAGCTTTGAGTCTCATAAAGAAAAAATGCTTTATTTTTTAAGAACTGAAGCTCTTTTAAAAGAGTGTATAGGAGCTAATGATGAGAGTAACTAGTAAAAAAACAAAAACAAAATCAGAGTTTAAACTTTATGATGAATTCCTTTGTGTAGTTGCTTTAGTTGTTTGTGGATTATTTGCTTATGAAATGTTAGTAGCTACTGGAGTTATAAGATGAAACTAGATGATTTAATTTTTACTTCTATATTAGCAATTATTAGTTTTATTGCTGGAATCATTGGTCTTATAAATAGAGCCGAACATAAAACAAAAGAGAGACTCAAAGATAAGTTGCTTTTTATAGGATTTGGTGGAGTTAGTTCTGTTCTTATAGGATTTATAACTTATGAGATAAGTTTTTATTTTGTGGAAAATCAAAGGCTTTGTTTGGCTATTAGTGCTTTTTGTGCATGGATGGGTACAAGATTACTACTTGAAGCTCAAACTAGAGCTTTAGATTTTATAAAAAATTATAAGAAAGAAAATTAGATGTTAAGTTTAGTAGAACTAAAAAGAAGATTAGAAAACATTGTTCAAGTTGGTCAAATTAGTGCTACAAAAAATCAAGATGGAAAAGCACTTGCTAGAGTAGTTGTGCATGATGTTGGTGAGGATAAAAGAGTAACAGATTTTTTACCAGTTCTAAGTCTTGCAAACTCATTTGCAAGAGTGTTTTTTCCAATAAGAGTAGGTGAGCAAGTTTTAGTAATAAGCCTTTTTGGTGATGCAAATAAAGGATTTATTCTTAGATCTATATTTAATAAATCTTGTAAAGAGCCAGATGGTGCAAGTGATACAAGAACTGTTATTGAGTTTGAAGATGGAACAGTAGTCTATTATGACACTAAAACAAAAATATTAGATTTTAATTGTACAGGTGATGTAAGTATTAAAGCAGCTGGGAATATCAATATTGAAGCTGATGGAAATATTGCATTAACTGGTAAAAATATATATTTAAACTAAAAGGAACCAAAATGAATGGAATTTGCAGAATTGGTGTAGATACAGCAGGAGGAACTATCGTAGGTGTAAATCAAGATGGTACTGTTTTTGCAAATGGTTCTTTAGTTTCAGTTCATGATGATGCAGTTCAACCACATGGAGTTGGTGTTCATGCTGGACCAAGAATGATTGCTAATTCTAAAAATGTTTTTGTAAATGGTATAGCTGTTTGTAAAAAAACTAATCTTGCTACTTGTGGACATCCTGCAACTGGCAGTGATAATGTATTTGTAGGTTAATGATGGCTAAAAGAATATCAAGAGAAAAAAGCTTTAAGCGAATAATAGAAACTCCTTTAGGAACTAGAGTTTATCTTCCACATTTTGGATCTAAAATTCATGAACTAATAGATAAAACAATGAACCAAAAGTGGGTTTTACTATTTCAAAAATATCTATATGAGTGTTTTTTTGATGAAAACTGGAAGCCTTGGGATGATAGATTAATTCCAGATGGTGTAACTGTGACTTTATTTGATGAAAAAGAAGCAGCTATTACTTGTGAGATTAAATTCCAAGATGGAACAGCTTTATCATATGGCGTAGGAAGTGAAAAATGATTAATGTTGAATCGTTACCAAAACCAGATGTATTACTAACACTTGACTATAACAAAATCAAACAAGCAAATATTGATGAGCTTAAAAAACTTTATCCTGATTGGGAGCATATAGAATCAGATGATTTTATGCCAAATATAGAAGCAAATGCATATAGAGAGTTACATTTAAGACAAGAGTTTAACCAATTGTCCTTGGCTTTCTTTTTAGCAACAGCAACAAAAGCTGATTTAGATCACTGGGGAGTTATTTTTGATTGTGAAAGGCTAAAAGGGAGTAAACCTTGGGCAAATTATACTTTTAGTTTAAGTGAAGCAAAAAGTAGTGATATAACTATAAATAAAGGTTTGGCTTTATCTGATGATGAGAGTAAATATGAAGCTAGATTACTTGAAGATATAGTTATAAAAAAAGGTGAACTCAAAGCTGTTGGAAGAGTAGAATTACAAGTTTATACATCAAGTAGTGATGTTCAAACAAATAATATAACTACAACTCTTCCTTACATTTTAAGTGCAAAAGCCGCTTCAGAGTTTAAAGCTGGATCAAACGTAGAAAGTGATGATGATTTCAGATTTAGAATACTTTTAAGTATGAGTGATAAAAGTACAGCTGGTTCTAGTACTACTTATAAATCTTATGCATATAAAGCTGATGAGAGAATAGAAGATATAAAAGTTGAAAATGGTTTAAAAGATTTTTCTACTTATGTGCCTTTATTTTTAGGAAAAAATGAAGTTGAAATTATAGAAGGGATTAGAAACTTAATAGCTGATTTTTGTACTGTAAATGTTTACTACTATTCTCAAAATGCAGATTTATTAATGAAGCAAAGAATAGAAGATAGTTTAAATAGTGAGAGTGTAAGACCTCTTACGGATTATGTAAAAGTTATTGAAGCAACTCAAAAAGTATTTGAAATTGAAGCAGTTTTAAATTGTGAAAAAAATCAAGAATATGGATTGATTCAAGAACAAGCACTTGCAAATTTGCAAACAAATCTTAAAAAATTAAAGAAAATAGGAACAAGTATTACACTATCTGAAATCAATGATTTTTTAAGAGTAGGTGGAGTTAAAGAAGTAGTTATTTTAAATCCAACGCAAAATATAGAAGTTTTATCAAATGAAATAGGAGTTTGTAGTGGATTCAATATCTCTACTGCCACAATCTGAAGATAGTAAGTTAAAAGCTATTGATTTAGCTTATGAGACAAGAGTTGCAAAAATAAAACAAGAGCTGCAAGTAATATCAACTTTGGCTCAACCAAAAAGAGCAGATGAAAGATTTTTGCCATATCTAGCACATAGCCATCAAGTTGCTTTTTGGAGCAATGATTTAACTTTAGATGAAAAAAGAGCAATTATTGATTTTAGTATTCATCTACATAGAAAAAAAGGAACTTTGTTTGCTTTAAAAGAGGTTTTAAAAAGATTAAACATTGATGTTAAATTTTATGAGTGGTTTGAATATCAAGGACTACCATATCACTTTAAAGTAGATGTTGATTTTTTAAATAGACCTGTTGAAGATAAAGATTTAAAAATTATTGAAGAGTTTGTTGAAATTTACAAAAATACAAAAAGTATCTTGGAACTTATAAGAATAAGATTAAAAACAAACTTACAACACAAATATGCAAGTGCAACTATCCAAGGTGAAAATATAAAAGTCTATCCATATCAACCAAGAAGTTTAAACACATCTTTGATGAATAGATTAGCAAGTGTAATAAAACAAAGAGAAAAAGTAATCATATTTTTAGATGGAGCGACAGTATGACAGATACACAATATTATAGTTTACTAACAAGTAGTGGACATCAAGCTAATATAAAAGCAAAAGCTTTAGGACTACCAATAGTAATATCAAAAGTAGCTTTTGGAAGTGGAAATATAACTCCTACAGAAAGTGCAACAGCTTTAGTAAAAGAAGAAATAAGAGTAAATATTAACTCTATTATTCAAAATGAAACAGATAAAAATATCTTAGAAATTGAAGCAGTTATTCCTAGTGATGTTGGAGGATTTTTAGTAAATGAAGCAGCTTTATATTTAGAAGATGGAACTTTATATGCA